CTAATCGGCACTATTAGTGTCCCAGAACCATCCTCGAAGGTTATTGTAAATACTCCAGTAAAAGTCCCTACTTTTTTAGTTTCTTTAGCGGTGAATTGATATCCAATGTAGTATTCCTCTCCATTACAATCCACAGAATCATCTTTTAATATGCAAATTCCAGCTTTATTTCCAATTCTTTTAACTCCAGTATTATTATCAGTCATACAAAAAGTTATTACTGACTGTTGTAATTTATCATGGAATGCATTATAATCATTTCGACCATCATTTATTAATTCCATTTTTAATATTGGTAATGTAGCGCCTTTATTTATGTAAAAATCCATTTATTTTCTTTTATTATAAATATACTATTTTTTTATTAAATTAATAATTAGTTTAATCGCATCCTCAATAGTTTTAAAACTTTTATTTGGTGCTAGTATATGTGGTTTAACCATTATTATTGGTATCATCTCATCACCAGTCATTTTAAATACCTCTTCGACTTCACTCTTATTTTCTTTTAAATGTACGTCAACATCTATAAATTCTATATCATTGTTCGTTAAACCACTTTTCAACCTCTTGCAATGCACGCAAGTCGTACTCGTATAAATTCGTATCATATTATTCTAATTTTAATCCTATATCCTCTAATTCAGCCACCAACAATTTTAATCTTTCAGCGTCACCACCACCCTCTTTACCTATTATTTGATTTATTATATCTATTTTACCCATAACTGTATACCACATCACCATAGAAATGGTACTATTAAATAATTGATAATAGACAGACACATTACTCTTTTGTCCGATTCGATAGCACCTATCTTCCGCTTGCTCATTATTACCAGGAACCCAATCAAATGAGTTAAATATAACCACAGTACCTTCAGTAAGGGTAATACCTACACCAGCAGATTGTATATTACCGACAAAAACTTTAGTTTTTTTAGTATTTTGGAAACTATCAACCGATTTTTGTTTTTGAGTGGTAGACATCTTACCATTATGAATTACACACTCTTTTCCGAAATTATCGGCTATTTCCTCTAATTCATCAGTAAAAGTGGTGAAAATGACCACTTTTTGACCTTGTTCTAGGGCATTTTGGGCTAATTCTATAGTATGTGGAATCGTTTCCATGGCGATAAATTTCCTTAAAAGACCCAATTCTACGATATCTCTAGATAAAAGACTCATTTTTCTTTTACCAGCCTCAGCTCTCTTTTCAACATAATCATCCCATAAAGCCTCATATTCCTTGACACCCCTTTTACTTAAATCGTGATGAAGTCTAGTTATAGTTTTATCTGGCATATCCAATACATCATTCTTAAGTCTTCTTAATAAAAGATTTTTAGTTCTGATAGCTAACTCATCTAAATTAGAAGCGCCCTTGGTTATCCATATTTGCCTTCTATGACCTGATTTGTTTGTTTGATAAAAACTATTGGCATCGCAATATCTTTGTGCAAAAAACTTCCAGTTATCAGCCAATGGTGATTTAGCTAACTTTAAAAGGTTAAAGAAGTCCATAGGTCTATTTGCAATTGGTGTACCCGTAAGTAACCAAACCCTATCAATCCCATGACTTATAGCGATTTCGTTAAGAATTTTACCACGTTGTGTTTTATGGTCTTTAACCTTATGCGCCTCATCAACAATAACCAAATCATATTTTTCATCAACCAAATGTCTAATATGTGGTTCTGGATTTCCAAGTAAATCTTTCGTAGGTGGGCCTATCGTATGAAAGTTTTTAAGAATATCAAAATTAATAATAGTAAAACGTTCAGGTTTTGTCCATCTACTACCGCTAAGAATCGTAGCACCTTCACCATAACATTCAATTTCTCTTTGCCAAGTAATTTTCATACTTGCTGGGCAAACTATCAAAATCTTCTTAGCCTCAACCTCTAATGCTGATATAATTGATACTATGGTGTTATGCGTAACTATCCCATGTTCAGTAACATATAACTTATCTTCAGCGTCAACTGAAATACAAACCGCCTCTCCGCTTGTTTCTAACGTAATATCTTTAATATATCTACCTACCTTATATTTTTTAGGTGTATTATAGGCATCAGACTTTCTCTTAAGCCTAAATGGGTTCATACCTTCTGGTAATTTAATATTCAACCTATAAGCTCGTTTACATATAACTTTAGTACCATCTGGTTTCTTATAAGAACCAATTTTAGTTTTTTTCCTAACAACCCCACCAAGACTATGAACAATTTCAGCGACATCATCAGCTAATTGTTCAGACACACTACAATATTCAGTCCCAGTAAAAGTACCATTTTTAGATTTCATACAGTGACCATCAGTATCCATAAGGCCTTGAAGTGTCGATAATCTATCTTCAATCGAGGTATATTTATATATTTCTGGAATGAATTTAGTATGAGATAACGTACCATTCAACTTTAATTCTTTAATTGACTCTTTTAATGTATTAATATTATTACACCTCTTATTTTCATTATTTTTAGTTTCATTTATTATTTGATTTTTAAATATTTCATCAAAATCATCCTTATGTAACTCAATTTTAATTGACCCACGTTTCATTATATGACCATCACCTAAAGAAACCCCTAATAAGTAAGGTTCAATTGGTAAATCATATTTATTTTCAAATTCAATTGGTTTTACTATTGGTATTTGCCATTTATAATCACCATTCTTAGTTTTATAATATGTTTTAAATTCATATGGTCGTTTTTCATTCCACCCAGTCCCAATTTGTTTTAACTTTAAAGCCTTATCCAACATTTGCTCAACAGATAATATTATATATCTATTTTCTCTATTTTTAGAGTTCGCACCACTATTTCCAGAACTAACACTCCATAAATGTTCTTTACAACATAACGTACTATAACCATCATTAAACGTAACTCGATATAATTCTTTAATCCCTTGAGGATATACGCCAATAACGTTGGTAGATTTGCCATTGGAACCAATGACTTTATCACCAACTTTTAAGTCTCCCATAGGTGTCATTCCAGTAGGGGTATAAGTTAAAGTACTGGAAATCAGGCACTTACCTAATCCCATGTCGTCAGCTAATATAGCCCCATTTCTACAAGCTAAAAACTCAACACCACTTTTTTGATGCTCATACGGAGTTCTATCTTTAGAATCTAATTGTACATACTTATCCCAATCTATAGTAATATCACATTCCTCAAAATAAGGGTCATCTAAAACCATTGTTTTAGGTATCCAATACATTTCGGAGTTTTTTTGATTTTGCTTTAATTTACCATAAACGTGATATATTTTTTCTTGGTCGGCTAATATAAACTCAATCAATATCTTTTCAGGTATAAAACTTAAATTATTACTTTCTTTTAAGGTTTCACCTAAATATGGGTTTATCCTAACAACTCTATTTATAAATTGAGGTTCTGACTTATGAAAATCATTTATATACTTAACCTGATTTTCAGTTAATGTTATTTTACCTTTATTGTGGTAATCATTCCTTAATTTTTTAAGATAAGGGTTCTTCCCATTATATTTATATAACAGAGGTAAAACAGCCCTACTCTTTAATTTATCTATATCTATCAAATCTTTTTCTTATTTTTAACAATATCCTATTGTTAAATATACACTTTTTTTTTATAAAAGTCAAGTCAATCGGACTATTTATATAATATGAAATATTTATCAATAAAGATAATGAATTATGAGTAAAAGGAAGATACCAATAAAAAGGATAAGTAAATGGTTTTCAGACGAAGATTATAAATTTGAAATAGAGATGGGCCGAGAGGCGATTGAAGGTGATGGGAGTTTTAATATTATTCTGTATCGTGTAGATAAGGCTAAAACTCAATCAGATGATATTTATAATGAAGCTAGTGCTGATGAAATTAATTTTTACCCTCCAGTTGAATTATTTGTAGTACCTATATTAGCTGAACCAGAGAATAAACAATATAACCCTAATAATTTAGCATATTTAGAAGATGGTAATTTTAAATTTGGTATTTATACCGCACAATTAGAAGAGTTAGAGGTTGACATATCTCTTGGTGATTATATTGGTTATCCTATAGATGAAACAGAAATGGTCTATTTTAATGTAATAAATGCTGGTCAAAAAAATTACGATAATAAACATACCATTATGGGTTATAAAGGAGCGTTTAGGACGGTTGAGTGTATAATTGCTAATGAAGACGAGTTTAATGGAATATAAAAAATAAAATATTATGAGTTTGCCGAAAGGATTTAAAAAAAAATTAAATATTATTAAGGATAAGATAGGTCCTGAAAAACGTCAAGAAATACTCGATGAAATCGATTATAAGGGAATGTATTTACCTAAAGGTGTTAGCTATGAAGATATAGATAAAACTTTCTTAGAGTTCGTTGATGAGGATTTAGAGACAGTAATTGGTGACGATTTAGTTCCAGTTATTTTCCTAACGATACAAAGATGGGCTGAATTTAATAAGACATGGACATTCTCAGATAAATT